CATTCCTCGCAAACATAGCAAAATATCTTTGCTTCTCCCGCCATTTGGTCTGAACTATACAAATTGTTCGCACAATGGTCGCAAAGACAGCCGGCACAAGGAAAAGCGTAATCATCCCGGCTCATAAATTTCTTTCAAGCATTTTTATGCTTTTAAAATAGAAAATCCATTTGTCCGGTTCTGGCATCTGTTTCGGAAAATCCTTCCAGTATTCGTATGCTTTTGACAGTAGACAATCAATGGCATGATTTTCTATATCATTCTCTGTCTTTAGCCACGCACAGTGTTCTCTGCAGTAATCTTTAACTGTCTTCAACAATTCCGATTTTCCGGCAATTTCAATAAACTCTTTCATCAATGGATAGTAGTTAATATCTTCGATACTCCCAAATTGCGTTTTCTTGAAGCTTATTCCCCGGTATTGCTTGCGACCGCTTTGATCTTTTCCGATAAATTCAGATCTAAAATTATTACTTGCGGGCTTAAAATCTTCAACCTTACATACAAGACCACATGCTTTATACATTTTTGTCCTCCTTGTACGGTTCTGGCATTTCTTTCCACGCTATGACTTCTGCATTCAGAATCCGAATTTCCAGTTTCCACCTTCCATCTACTGTGTGAGCAACATTAGTGCGACATTCTCCATTATCATATTTGACGGTAACAATCACATTTCGGGAAACCTTCTCAAACATTCCCTTTTTCCATTTGCTCGTTCCTTTGAACTTCGCAAACATAGAATCTCTTTCCTTCGGTAATCTTTCTCTGACCGGAATCCAATCATTTATCGTCGGCTCTCTCGCAATAAATGTCAGCAATTCGCCTATTGGTACCAAATCAACACTTTTCCCATTTTGCTTTTTTATTACTTCTTCAAGATGGTTTACCAGAGCATCTGCATCAATTAGCCTCATCTTTTACCTCCAGTTTTCTCAAATCGTCAACCAACCAGCTTTCGTCTTCTGCTTCAATGAAATCAAACTTTGCAATTGTTATGCCCTCTAAATACAAATATTTGAATGTACTTCCGTACATGGACTCAACTTTTCTGGCAAGATATAGTTCCCCTTTTCCATTTCTCAGCATGTAACTCCACGAAGGATCCAGTGCCTCAATAAAACTCTTTTCGGTTTTCGTGAGTTTAGGCTTTTCATACCACTTCAAATCATCTTGCAATTGTTCAATCATACTTAAAACATCGTTCGCAAGAATCATCTGGTCATCATCTGCGAATTTCTTCACTTGTATATGATAATTTAATAATCTGTCTTTTAACCGGCTCATACTTCTTCCTCCGATTCGCTCAGTTCCGCCTGCAACAGATCATCAATTACCGGAAGAATCAGTTTAGGTGCCATCATCATATGAATCTGTGTCGGAGCATTAACAATTTTGAAACACATATCAATATATACCTGCTTTGCTGTCATTCCATCTTTGTACGTATTTACTTTTTCTTTGTTTTGTTGGTAAATATGGAGTATTCGGCATTTCTCAGCTACTTCATGAATTAACTTCTTTGATTCCTCCGAGAATTCAACAGTACCATCGTCTTTCGTCTGAACCAATTCTAATATCTTAATAATTTTTTCTTCCATAACGCCATTTCCTCCTTGCTTCTACTCTTTTCATGCGATGAACTTCATTTTCCAAGGTATTCACCTGTTTCTGCAGGTCATCCACATCGACCAACAGGTAAAAATCCGGCTGGACCAGTCTGGTCGGGCCTACATTCATATTCATCTCTTTGTGCAATTCCTTGCACTTGTTTTCTCTCTCATGCACCGCTTTATATACTTTCATCATCCACACCTCTCAAGAATTTCTCTACAAACCCGGTCATATTCCAAAAGTACTGTAAGATCTTTCGTTCGGCTCAGTGGCCGGTCTACAACTTCAACGTAAAATTCTTTCCGGATCATCTGACCGTAGCTCGCAGAATTATAAACATCCTGCTTTTTGCAGCTAATCAATTCAGCTACTTCGGATCCAGTGATGGAGTACTCCATCACTGTCCCATTCCTTTTGCATAAGTTATATAACGCCTTCGCCATATTAATCACCCGTAATAAATTTCGCTGCATCCATCATCGGAAAACTCAACTTCTTCCAGCTTCCAACCATCGCGCTGGAATTCTCCTCGATATGCTTTTTCGTAATGGTTTTTTACGATTTTTTCAGCCTCTTGCATGTCTTTTGCTTTAACAATTCCAACTATAGTTTCGCATCGGAATCCATCATGCTGATAATATCTATACAAATTCATTTATTTCATCCCCTTTCAGCTGTGCGTGGCAATAAAGTTTTCCATTGCCCATCTGTTTCCAGTAGCAGCCACCTGTGCTCTGGTTCGCTCATACGGGCTGAGAGGTCTTCCAGATGTTCTCCTGGTTCCTTCTGCCGGAAGAAGTCCCTTCCGGCGAAGATTTGCAAGTTCCTCTGGTGTTGCGTCTTTGATATCTTTTACTGATATAATCTCGATCATATTTAAGCCTCCCTTATCGCTACCGGAAGCACCATAGCTTTCATGTCGCTGTCCTCTGCTTCCACAATCATCGGTGTTCGTGGGCTGGTGAAGCCCAGTGCAATATTGTCACAGGTGAAGGCTTTCAATGTTTCCAGGACCAGTCTTGAATCGAATCCCAACCGTATGGATTTGCATACGGTTTCCTGGAGCGGTACCTGTTCCTGATAGTCTGCTAGCTTATCCCGGATACTGATATTCAGCACATCGTCTTCTATCTGGAATACTGCCGGCTGCTTCTCTTCCGTACACATCTTTGCCCTGGTCATTGCGCCGATCAATGCAGTTCTTGATGCACATGTATTAATCTCGCCTTCGGTAAACATTTTCTGATAAGCAAAGTATTTTCCTTCAATCAGTCTTGTGTAAATGGTATATTCATCAGACTTGAATACCGCACTGTTTTTGGTATATGTAAGAGTCACATCATCAATCACGCCCATGGAGATTAACTTCTTGGCAGTTGCCTTCGGCACGATCAGCTTCATATCCTTTGCGCCTTCTGCTTTAACAGAATCTACTGCGACCATGTGCCCGTCCAGTGCGGCAAGGGAAACTCCGCTGTCTGTACCCTCAAAATAAATTCCGGTCATCTGTGTATTCGCACCGCCGTCAGCTGCTGCATAAATAACATGACTTATAGCCTCCATGATCTTTTTACCATTCAATTCCACTCCATCGGCTTCCGGATCCTCTGTAATATCAAAATTGAATTCTTCCGGAGGATAACTCTGGTATTTGTTTTTAATTGCTCCTATCTTGATCATAACTACATTCTTGTCGGTTGCGCTGATGTCGATTTCTCCATCCGGTAGATTTTTGATCAAGTCAAAGGCTTTCATTGGAATAATAAAATAACTGCCTTCTGAGGCCTCTAATTTGACCTTCATTGTAATCTCGGAGTTGGAGGCGATTAAATACCCGTCCTTTACCAGAATCCCTCCCAGAGCTGGAAACTGGTCGTTCTTCTGCACAATACTTTTTAATTTATCAATAACTCTGGCGATCTCATACTTCTGTACTTTCATCTTCATTCCTTTCCCGGAGAACAATACCATCAAGGTACTTCACCACTCCGTTTGAATATTTGATCCTGTAAGGTTCCAGTTCCTCCCGGTTCATATACTTGTGTCCGTAAATCTTCTTCATATCCCGGAACACCACCCACGGAACCCGGTAGAATTCTTTAAATTCCAGAGATACAACCAAAAAACACATTGCTCCAAGCTTCATATACCTTTCAAAGCACGCCTGCTGTTCAGCGGTTACTACGTCCCTGCTAATCTTATCTTTGTCCGTATGCTTTGCATCGAACAAGATCATGGTTGAATCCATGAGAATTCCTTTGAAATCAGGCTGAGCCTGTTTAGTGAAACAGCAAATGAACTGCCCTCTGTTCCTGTCCATTGCTTTCAGTACCTTAAATGCTTCCGGAGTTTTATCAACTGCTGCAATTCCTCTTTCTTCATAGAATCTGGATGCCGCAAGTATCATTCCCTCAAAATGTTCTCCGTTAGATCTGCTCTGCAGACCTCTTATTGAACGCTTATAAGTATCCATTTTCTTCCGCTACCTTTATGAGTTTGTTTATTGTTACTGCTCCAATTCCCGGAATCTTATTCAGCTGAAGGAATGCGATAAACTCCTTTGCTCCCTCTCCGGTTTTTGAGATACTGGCTTTTCCACAATTAAAGCCCTCGCTTCGTGCTTTTTCCACACGATCTTCCACATAATGCACAAGCTGTTCGTCTGTCTTCTTTCTCATTTCCACAGCTTTTTTATGAATAAGGTTTTCATCAGTTGTTCTTCTACAGCTTCTCTTTGCCATCTTCAATCTCCTTTTTATTTTCCAGGTCCGGCACCGGTATATTGTGACTAGTCAGCCATTTCGCAAAGCAGGAATGACACATATGGCCAAACGATGTCGCCTTGCCGCCCCTGACCGCTCTTGCTGTCAAGGTAACCATCTTGTTTTTATCTTCTGTCTTTCCGCACAACATACAGTTGCCACTGAGTTTTTTATTGACTTTCTCGCTCCTTTTACGAATCTGCAGCTCCTTCGGATAATCCCTGCGCATATTCTTCTCACCAACAATCGGAATCAGACTGTCTTTCATAAATACCGGTATCCCGTTGTAATCAGCTTCTACAACGATTCTCTTGATCCATTCGAATTCAGGAATCACTTTCTCTTTCCTGTGTCCTGTCTCGGCACCGATGATTATCCAGTTCAAATATTTCAGTGCGGAAATGTTTTCATTTATATCTTCGAGCAATGGCTCTATACTGGCGAAAGTGTTTAACAGGTTTGGAAGCTGGTATATCCGTTCCATGTCCTCACTATTCGTCACAGTTGTTCCGTACCACATATTCCCTTTCCCAGAAGGCACACCGTATTGGGTGTACCTTTTCGGATTCTTTGTGAGAAACAGGTAATTGTGCTGAGGATGTTTTGCACAAGCGTAAAGGACATCCTCTATCCAACTGTCAGGAATCCACTCTCCAAATATGTCTGCCATTGCTCCAACAAATATATTTTGCCCCTGTTTCAGCTTGTCCAGTGTGTCATATCTGTATATGTGTAATGTCGGTTCAAACCCAAATGGATATATGACAGGCTTTCCATCCTCATTCATGAACGGTTTATCCAGGACAAACAGATCTCCCTCCATTCGATATTGGTCTGTCTGGACCATATTTCTTTTCATGTTTCCGCAAAAACGGAGCGACATCTTATCAGCGTAGCAGTAAGAACAGCCATGCCGACAACCGGTAATTGGATTCCATGTATGATCGCACCATTCGATACCGCTCTTATTCATTGGCCAGCCTCCTTCTTGCATGTTCAAGGATTTTTTCTTCTTCCCACTTCACTCCTGAGAAGTCAATCTTCTGACCACACTCGCTACAGTATTTCGGTTGAAAGTTCGGCCCCGCATTCAACACATGATTGCATCTAGGACAATAACAAGGCTTATGCTCCACATATGTGAATCCGTATTTCCGGTAGACTTCCGTTCTTACGACTGGTTTTCGTGCTATGAATTTCATCACTCCACCTTCTCTCCATACTCAATCACGTATTCGTACTGAGCTGATTTTCTGTTTTCGCCTCCGGGAACTTCTTTTCTGACAATCTGGACTGCATATCCTGCTTTTGCCAGCATGGAAACCATCTGTAATCGGTCTTCTTCGTTCCACTGAACGCTTCCTTTTCGAATACTTCTGATGCTCTGCTTCGCCATTATCCGCACTTCCTTTCCATCTTTTCTTCTCGTTCTTTCATCAGCTTC